CGTGACCAGTTTGAAAAAAGTAGGTAATCGAGTTAAGGGAAGCGCATGACCAGTTACTAGCTGTAATCGTAGGCGCAGACCCGCCACCGCCATACGTCAACTCAGTAACTGTATTGGTGGAACTAAGTTTGAAAATCTTGTTGTTGCCAGCGAATAGAACGGTAATGGTTCCATCACTTTGCACTAACTCATGGACAACACCAACATCATTAGCGCCAAGGTTGCCGGACGCTGCATTAATCCTAGACCAGCCATTCCTAGCGCCAATGCGTCCGTATTGGTCAATGACACAGTTAGTAGCAGTCAAAGCAAACCCGCTGGCTAAGTCCAGGGGCGAGTCTTGCGTATTCAGGCCATAGAACCCTGGCGCTTGAACACTAGCAGTTTGCAATGCTTGGCTCATATCGCTACAAACTCTTGATTTTCTGGGTATCTAGTACCCTCTAAAGCAATGTAATCAGACAGCATTGATTTATATAGTTGGTATGCTTCAGAGGAGGATAGACCACCATCCTCTCCACGCTCAACCAATGCCCTAGCGTATGCGTTTTGCGCCACTAGGAAGTCAGGAACCTTGATTGATGTACTGTCAGATGCTAATGTTGCCTGCGGTATGGTCAGAGAAAAAATAACTGTGTATACGCCATCAGGACGCGAATACAGGCTTACCTTAGTGTCTCCGTTAGAGTCAACACCATCAAATGCATAGTATTCTGGGATTCCAGTTGCAACTGGTACAAGGTTTTGAAACCTGTTCATCTGTACAAAGCTGATATTTTGCATCCCCACGTTTGACGTAGTGTTGATTGCATCCATGACTTGAAACTTCTGACCCGCACCAGTAAGGCTGTAGCTGTAAGTGTTTGCCACCGTTGTCAAAGTTACGTTCTGCCCTAATACGTTCCAGCTAAACGCATCCTCAACCTGGCGTTTGGCATCATTGACAAACTTCCCGATAAGGCTTGAGTAGGTAGTCTCGTTGTTGGTGGTTACGGTTGTTTCACGCAACCGCACTAACACATCGTTAATCAGTTCTAGGTAGGTCATGATCGTGTTAATCCTATTTCTTCTATGGTAGCTACTACTGCATATGTAGATGCCGATTCACTTGTAGATTTGAGGATATCGCCTTCCTCCATCACAAAGTATGAAGTCCCACCCCAATCCTGAACTGTTTTAGCCGCTATAGCAACTTGATAAATTACAGAGTAGGTAGTAGATGCAGAGGTATCAACCCAATCAAAAGTAATGTGCTTGGTAGATGCTGAAGCATTAGAGGCTCGTAGCAATACGATCTTTGCATAATATCCAGTTGGAACTGTGTACAAAGTTGTATTGGTAGCTGCCGTTAAATTGGCAACAACTGAAACTGGCCTCATTTTTTATTCCTCGCTGAGATAGCTTTAGCTTTCGCTTTGGCATCTTCTTTGGATGAAGCACCCCAGGCTTTGAGAGAAAGTAGGAGTCTTGTAGGCTCTCCGTCCTTATACTCAGGGCCAGGCATATTGCCCATCCGTGCTAAAAAGGAGGCCCGTCGAGGGTTATCACCAGACTTAACTGGTGCTTTAAGATCGCCGCCAGTTGAGGCATTATAGGATGCTCTCCCCTTGGCATTCAACCCGCCTTTGGGATTTTTACCCTCGGATCGTTGCCAAGCAGGAGTTTTCATCTATTTCGCCTTTTTGGGTTTCTTTGCAGTCTTTGCAGCTTGTCTGAAATCAGCAGCAGTAGGCGCGGCCTTAGAGCCTACCTTATTCATCTTCTCACCAGAGCCAGCCGCGATACGCTTTTGCTTGGCATTGATGTTGGCATAGAGTCCAGGCTTCATTTCTTTTTCACCTTAGCCTGTGATAGAGCAATAGCTACTGCCTGTTTTGGATTTTTAACTACAGGGCCACCCTTACCAGAATGTAAGCTACCTGCTTTGTACTCAGTCATTACTTTACTGATTTTCTTTTGAGCCTTAGTTTTCATATTAACTCCGTTACAGAAACAGTTGAAGTGGTGATTGTTGCGTCCTTTATAAAGGCAATCTTTTGTCCTGGATTAACTCTAACGATTTCAACACAATTTGGTGGAATCATTGCTGACGTTGTAAGACTTGCAGTTGGGCTAGTACCAATTGCATAATGACAATGGCCTTGACCACATGCAATGCGGATCATCGTAGTTGTAGTACCAAAAGCAGTCATTTGAACACTACTAGTGGTTACTGTTGCAACTTGGCTTGTTCCAAGACTAGGAACACCCATTGGCACGTTGTTTGGATCGAGTTGAAATGTTGACATTATTTAATCCTTAGTGATAGGCCCACCAGATTTCCATGCATCACAAGTACGGGCCGCTGCACAAGTGAATTGAAATAGGTCACAGTATCCTAGATTTGCAGCTTCAATAAACTGCTGGTCATAGGACAATTCTCCTTTACCCTCATCCTTTTCCAGCCCATCAGATATGCACTGCATCATCTTTGGTGTCTGGATAAACGCCGCACAGTTACCGCAGCGCATTGACTTGATAACGGATGTTGGAGCGTTGTACATCTTAGCTTTCTTTAGCCAAAACGCATCATTAGGCTCATCAGGATTTGGTGGCCCATAACCATAATCTGCAAACGCATGGTTGCGGTTCTTCAGATTAACCGAAATATCCTGCGTAGCAATAGGGCATACAACACCAGATAAAAGACCTTCTTTCATGCTGCCATCCTAGCTTTTGGTGGCCTACCCATACGCTTAACTTGAACTGGTGCTGTCATCGGTAATACTTTATTACCTAGCTCTACTTTAATAGCGTCACCATTCTCATCGACTCGTACATAACCACTATGACCACGCATAGAGTCAATGTCGTGCTGTGACGTAAATGTAACGGTATTACCGCTTTGCAAGCACTTAAAGGTTGCCATATAGATACTCCAAAAAAAGAGGGGTTATTAGCCCCTCTTTAATTACACCGAACGTGCAATAGTCAGGTTCAAAGTTGTTGACGCTAAATCAACCGCAGAAGCAGTTGGATTGTAGGTAACAATTGTCACTACATTAGCAGCAGACACATAAGCACGGCGAACTAACCCAGCCTCACTTACACCAATTGACATACCAATTACTTGGTCACCCAAAGCCACACCTGGAACAGCCACTGTATCAGTAGCGGTTGCAGTAGTTGCTACGCTTGCGCTATCAAGAGTACAAGTAACGTCCCAAGTATCTGAAAAAAGTCCACGAAATTGATCGTTTCCACGGCGAGAAACGACAGCGGTTGCAGCAGCCATATTAAATACTCCTAAAAGTTAAAAACCCCCCCCTCGTTAGAGGGAGGGAATGCTATTAGGCTGGTACTGCCAAAGCAAAAGCAGCAGAAGCGTTAGCTGCTGTGCTGGTTGCCGAGGTACGCAGTGCCTTAACGCCATAAATGGTGTCAGCGGTGAACAACGTGCCAAGGTACTCTTGCTTGTACTGTGTCTGCGAACGGATGCCGGTCTGCTCAACCAGAACCATCGCATCGCGGTGGCCCATCAAGCAAATACGGTCAGTTCCGCTAGTACCAGCACCAGTATCAGCCTGGGAAGTGGCGAACACTGCCATGCCATACAGTTGACCAATTTCACCGTTGCGGATAGCGTCACCGTTACCTACAAACGCTTGCTCGGTGTAACGGGCCAGGCCCATCAACGTGTTGCGGCTGGAAGGAGGAATCAGGAAAAAACGTCCGTCCATAGCAATGTCGTTGTCATCCAAACGCTGAATAGTACGGCGAATAGCTGCATCGGTCAGCGAGGCTGCATTGGAACTGGAACTGTTGTAGGCAGTAGTTCCATCAGAGCCAACAAACGCTTTGGTGCTAGCAGCAGAAGTTGCGTAGTCATCAGTACCAACGGTAGCGCCATTGAAAGAACGGCCCAATTGAACCAGGTCAGTATCAATGCGCTTTGCCAAGGCATAACCAGCGTCATCCGTATAGAAAGAACGCAGGGAAGTCAGGGATTGCACTTCAACAATGTCCTCAATCAAGCGGCTGTACTCATAGTGCTTGTTGATAAGCACCTGAATCAAGGTGTCGCTCTCTGCAATCAGAGTAACGGCATCGGTAGCGGCCTTGACAGAGGCACTGCCACGGGCAGGGCTAGGGATGTTAACGGTATCGCCTTTTTTCCCTTTGAAGGACATTTTCTTGACCAAATTGGCCAGGACAAGGTTCTTCTTGTAGGAAGCAATAATCTCATCACTCCAAATTTCTGGAATGAAGTTAGCCGCTGACGTTACGGTTACCGAGTTGGTAGGGGAAAAAGCAGTGTTTGCCATGTTAAAACTCCAAAATTAAATTATCGTACACGACCCTCAGAATATGCCTGCATGATCTCGTCACTCAGGGTTTCATATCGCTGTGGGTCAGTCATTTTCAGACGAATAAGATCGGCCCTGCGATAGACGCGCTTGGAACTCTCTCCAGAGCCACCAACATCAACTTGCGCCGCTTTCATGCTTTTAGTCCTAATGGCATCATTTGCCTTATCTGACTGTTTCGCCTTAATGCCGCGCAGTTCTTTGAAGGTGGACAACAATTCATTTGCCGAGTCATAGTCAAACTCTGCATCTGCTTTTGCGTACAGTCCCAATCGCACGGGTGAGGATTTCACCCAGTTATGGAACTCCGAATCATTGACCACTTGGGAGTAGTCAGGATGATCTTGCGCCAGCTTTTGCTGAATCTGCATCCGTCTGAAATCCATGCCAGCTTGTCTAGCCGCGAGAACGTCAGGATGTTTATCAATCGTCGCTTGAACTGCCTTTTGAGGATTCTCAAAAAAGTCAACTTCAGGCTCTTCCTCTTTGATAGGTTGCGATCTTCCACCAAGGTTTTGCTTGATTAACTCGTCAGCTAACTTACGAACTTCGCCGACCTCTTGGGCCTGCTTGCCAATCAGCCTTTCAGCTTCCTGGTGCATTCGTACTACTTCATCCAAACTTTTAGACCTGTATTTCTCAGGAAGTTCAGTTTTAGTTTCTTCTATTTCGAGTTCGCCTAGCGGCTCTGTGGGTTCATCAATCAACATATCGGGTTCCTGCCAAAATGGTTGTAGGATAATTCAACTCGGCATAATGCTTATGAGTTGGCTTTTTGCTCCGCTTTTAACTTTTCGGTGTGCCGGTGTTCAAACCGTCCATGTGCGGACGGGAAGTTGCCAGACCAACCTTCAAGGTTAAAAGACGGTGCGCTTATTACACGGCGGGCAAGCCCACCGCACTCGCACCTAAAATTCTGCTCCTCATAATCACAGAATCTTTCGGTCTTATGCCCGTTTTCACAGGCAAAATCATACATTCTTTTCATTTAAATCCTCATACGCTCGTTCGCTGACCTCTTTTAAGGTTATCAGCCAAGTTAGGATAGAAATCTCGCCTTTGCGGAATTGTAGACTTTTTTCGTCCGCTATGGTAGATACATTGTTAAGTGCCTCAAACATCTTTACAGCGTCATCCATCAGGTCAATCCAACCAGGTGTTGAAAACAGGTCAAACCTATCCTCATAGTATCTTTGTAACTCAGGAGCCATATTATTTATCCATTAACATAGTTAACCACCAAAAAATTAATCCAAGTAAAAGTATTACTAATGCACCAGCTATAAGCCAGGTTAACAAATCCTCAATCTCTTCCTTGCGCTTCTTAGCTTTATTCTCAGCCAGTATTTCCTCAACTTTGCGCCTCTGGATGATATTGTTGCGCTCCACCATCAATTGTTGCCAAAGGTCAGCGTTACCAGACATCACCATGTAGTTGTTTAACTCTCTCTCAGCATCAGCCAACTGCTTGGCCTGCATGACAATCTCAAATGCCGCCGCTGTATCTGACTTTGCAAAACCACTTTTAGGCTTGGACGCTTCTCTCTGAACAATATCCTTTGCCTCGAAAAACTTCATCATTTCCCCGCCAATGGCGTGGATATCCTTGCCCATCTTGATAGCGGCCTGCACCCCCTTTATCGCGGCTTGGGCAGTCGCAAAGGCGGTGATGGGGTCTATCATTTTGAATCACGGCTTGCCAAGTAAATGAGCAAAGTAACCTAAAAGACTCCCGATAGCAGAAACGATAACCATGCCCATCCAGAACCCACCCTTACCCTGATTCGCCATAGCAACCAGAGTTTCGATAGATGACTCCATCTTGTCGATCTTGGCGCTCATCTCGTCAAACCGGCGCTCGTAGTCCTGCACCTTCTGCCAAAGTACGCCGTAGCGTACAGGGTCTATCTCTGGGGAATTCATGGATTATCCAAACATAAAAATTACTGTTAAACGCCGATTGACCCTGCCATATCCTCTTGGGCCATTACCCAAGCGTAGCACTTGGCTAGGAATGCATCCCCAACTTGTGCTTCAACGTCTGCCAAAGGGCAATGGTAACGGCGAAAATCCACATCGCGTGTGTCATCATCACTTGGCTGCGTAGCGTAACCAGCAACGTCAATCATCACTGAATGGCGGCTGTCTGCGCTGCGTGTGCGGCTCACGGCTGCTGTAACAATGCGGAAGTAAGCGCCCGCAAAGGGAACACCATACTGAGAAGTGGAAAGGTTAAGTTGAATAGCCATGATGATCCTTTAAGCGTAAGTTACTTCAGATGTTTGGATCGTAGCGACCCATCGAATGTTGGTTGCAGCTGCTCCGGTGGCAGTGATTGCAAGGCCACCATTGGTGGTGTCTGCTGATAGTGCCAAAGTCCACAATGGAACGTTGCTGATTGCTGTTACCATAGAAAACACTAAGGTTGTTGTACCTGCGTTTGCTTCCCTGCGAATTAAGCCTTCAACTTTCCATGCTGCTGATGCAGTACCGCCAGCGGCTTGTTGACGGGCAATAACTGTACCTGTGAAAGCGTAGGCAGAACTATTAGGTACAGAAATTGATGCTTGACCGCCAGAACCATCAGGTGTTAGAACTGTTGCTGTTGCGTCAGTGGTAGCGATACCAACAACCGATGTTCCAGTTTGCCCCAACCCTTGTGCAGAAAAAAGTCTAGCACTGAAAGCAAGTTTTCCGCGAGAAGAACTAATTGCACCATATCCCATGGCAAAACTAGCAGTTGCTGTAGCACTTGTATCATCCCCAATTGCAACAGAAGCAGCACCACTTGCTGTTACTCCGTAGTTGTACCCGCCAATTGCAACGGCCCCATTCGAACTTGCCAAAGCACTATTAGAACCAATGGCAATAGTGCCGGAATTAGCTGCTTTTGAAAGTTTACCAATTGCAAGGCTATTTGCGCCAATTGCCCCATAAGTGCTTGTATTATTAGCAACAGCAGCAGCAAAGCTATCCGTTCCTGAAGCGTAAGAACCGCCAAGGGCCATTGCTGCTCCACCTGTTACTGCTTGGGAGCGACCATCCCCACTATTTGCACCAATAGCCACACAATTTGCAGCTGTTGCACTCCCCTGTATTGCTAATGAATTTAAACCAGAAGCAACTGTACCAGCACCGCCGGGATCATTTCCTATTGCAGTGGAACCAGAACCGGATGCATTAGGTCTAACCGCTGAAGCTGAAAAATTTTCCGCGTAACCACGCATTGTTTTCTTGTTGCCTGTATCCCAATTTGCGCCATTGCACACAATTTGCATACCCTCACTACGGCGAAGAATCAATGTTGTAAGCCCATCAATTGTTTCCACCCCATTTGGGTCAATAGTTACCGCATCATTTGACCCACTAGACGTATTCCAAATGGTTACGTTAAATCCAATAGGTAGACTTGCAGCAGATTGAAGTGAAACTGTAAAACTGTTTGCGGTGCAATTAATAATAAAGTTGTTATCACTAGGAGAAACAGTATAACGCGCAGTAATATTTTTTATCTGCAAATTACCAAATGGTGGAACCGCATAATTAAATGCGCCGACCTGATTGCTTGCGCTCATTAGTAGTCTCCACCCACTGCATTAACTGCAATGGCAATGTTAGTACCGCCAGCCGCAACAGTTGTACCCGCATAAACACGATAACTAGCAGGTAGGTTAAGGCCACCAATTGGTGTTGCTAATGTGCCGACAGCAAGCGCAGTTGTTCCAAGAGCAGTTACGACTGTTGCAGGCATTGCCACTTCACCTAAAAAGATGTTGTTTCCAGCAGTAGTATTTGCCGAACCATTGTTCATCCAAAAACGAACAAGAGTAGCACTAGAAGTTCCCGATGCAGTAGCGCCATTTGTTGATGCAAAACGACAAGTAAACTGGTCAACCCGTGACCCGTTTGCACCGGCTGTATAAACAAGGGCCATTGCTGTCCCCGTTGCCTCAGTACCATCAAACGCTTTAGTGTTCGTCATCGCCGTGCTAAGAATGGCGTTTAACGCCCCCACATTTGCAGTTTGAGCGAAAATTGGTGTTGCTGTTACAGCCATGATTAAAATCCTCCAAAATTGTTAGCTAAGAAAATATTTGAACCGGCGCTACTTCCGCCACCACCGCCTCCAGAGGCCGCAATGGTCTGATTAGGCCAAGTTCCTGTAACAGTTACGTTTGTGCCAGCAACCAGGCTTGGAGTGGCTGTTCCGCTACCGCCATTGGCAACTGGCAATATTCCGGTAACGCCAGTAGTCAGCGGTAGCCCCGTCAAATTGGTAGCCGTTCCGCTGCTTGGAGTCCCTAACACGCCACCATTTACTACGACTGCACCCGCAGAGCCTACGTTTACGCCAAGGGCAGTAACAACACTAGTGCCTGTGGTTATAGTCGATGGAGCAACACCAGCACCACCACCAATAACCAAAGCACTAGCAGATAATGCTGAACTACTAGCAATTGTTCCAGTTGCAGAATAATAGGGAACGCCGCCTGATGTACCCGAACTAAGCCCTGTACCACCATTCGCCACAGCAACAATGCCAGTAACGTTCGCAGCCGTACCAGTAGTGTTCTGGTTCAGAGTAGGAATATCCGCAGTGGTAAGAGAACGGAAAGTAGGTGCAGCAGCCGCGCCACTGCTTGGGCCAGCAAAGATAGCATTTACCGCTTGAGTAGTTAGTGTTCCGGTTAATGTGCCAGTGCTAGTAACTGGAGAACCGGAAACGGTCATGATTGACGGAAGTGCAAGCGCAACCGAAGTAACCGAACCAGACGATAGGCCAGCAATATCAGCAGTGGTTAACGCTCTAAAACTAGGTGCAGCAGGAGAACCGCTAGTTGGCCCAGCAAATACAAAGTTTGATGTGGTTAAAGCAGCGCCTGTTCCACCGTTAGCTACTGCAACCGTTCCTGTGACGTTCGCTGCATTACCACTAATATTTCCGCTAACCTGTGAGCCTGGCAGACTCAAGGCACTCAGTGTTGTCAGCGTCGAGTTGCTGCTGGCAGTTACGTTAGCTGCCGTGCCAGTGGTATTCTGATTTAACGTAGGGATGTCAGCAGCAACAATAGCCCTAAACGTAGGAACACCAGCAGTTCCATCAGGCGCTGCCAAAACGTAGTTAGCAGTCTTAGATGCATACGGGTTTTTCGTGTCACCATACCCAGATGCCAATGAGATAGCCGGTGTAGTCCCTCCGCTAGAAACAACTGGTGATGTGCCTGTTACAGATGTAACTGCACCAGTACCAGTGAAATAAGCCAAACTATTCCATGCTAATGTCCCATCACCAACCTTTATTTTTCCGGTGTCATACTCTAAACCAATTTCACCTTGAGCCAAAAGAGTATTAGCGCTAGTCCATTGCGCTGCGGTTCCTCTTCTTAATTGAATTTGTACGGACATCATGGCCCTCCAGCATCTAAGGTGGTAGTACCACCATAATTAGTATTGTAAAGACCACCATCAGCGTTATAAAAGCCAGTGCTTACACCTGCACCAGATAGACCAGCCGCACCGCGCTCACCCTTATCGCCTTTTTCGCCCTTGATTTCGCCAACATTGATTGTTTTGCCATTCGACAACGTAAACACTAAGGAGTCATCAAAATCAACTTTTGCATCGGTTACCGATACACCGTCAACGCCATCAGAACCGTCTTTTCCGTCAATCCCGTCCTTGCCATCCTTGCCGTTAACCCCGTCCTTACCGACTTTACCAGCATCACCCTTGTCGCCCTGCGGCCCACGGTCACCTTGCTCACCCTTGAGTTTTTTGACGGTATCAACTTTCTCCGTTAACTTAGGCAGTTCCTTGTTAAGCAGAATCGCAAGCGCAGATACCTTTGCCTCTATAGAGACATCAGAAAGGATGATCTTCTTTAAATCCATCACTCACCAACAATGCTTTTCAAAAACTCATTGTCCTTCTCGCTCTGATTTTTCTTGTCCATCATCTGCATTTCTACAATCTTGGCCTTGTTCTTAATGTCAGACTCCTTGAGCATCAATTCAGCAATCCTCACGCGCTTATCAAACTCTTTTGATGCCAGGTCATCCTGATTAGGTAGATTCTTGGTAGCCGCGCTCATTGACTTGGCCTGCAACTCCTGCGGCATCAATTGGGCCTCGGTCATCAGCTTGGTGGCCTCTGCACGATTCTGCTCGGCCTGCGTAGTATTGACCGCAATCTGGGCCTGCGCCGCCTGCATAGCCAGTTGCTGCTGCATATCAGCCATTGCTTTGGCCTGTGGGTCTGGCTGGCTCATTTGATCGAGTGCCGACATCAACTCGTATCTATTGGTCAGGCTCGAATTGTTCAAAATGCCCTTCAAAATCAGCGGCAGAACCGGCGTATTTGGCCCCAGAGTCTGAAGCAAACCAATAAACTGCTGCTGTTCGTACTCACGGGCAATGATGCCAAGGGTAGCAGTAGGAATAAAGCGCATATCAACGCTTGGATAACGCTCTGGGTCAAACTGCATATACCTAAAGGCAGCCTTCTGGATAAACGGGATCAGGAAATCTTCTTGGAAGTTCACCAGCGTCCGCTTGTACTTCTTGATGATGGTTGCCACCGCCATCGACATACCAGCACCATCGCGGTTGCCATTGCTGACCATGCCCTGGCTGTCCAGCGTACCCGTTGCCTGCAACAACATACGCTCGAACTCTTTTGCCGTATTGATGTTGTTCAAACTGGTCTCGCCAAACTTGAACGGGTACAAAATCTCGGCAGGGTTGCCGTTGACCATGAACGCCTTGCCAGGCTTGACTTCAAACTTAGCACCGCGAGGCAACCTGGTTGCATCCATACCCATCATAGGGCTGGTGGTCAGCGCCAGCGAATCCAAATGGCTACGCACCTGCGCGTCGATAGCCTTTTGCATGTTGTACGACTTCTCCACCGTACCCCTGCCAAGCAAACGGTTAGGAACAGTGTCATCCTGATAGCTGATGATAGGCCTGTCCTTCATCATGTACGGATTCTCTTCAGCCTTGAGTAATAAACCATCATTGGCAATGACAACAATGGCCTCAACCAAGTTGCTGTACTCATCGGCAACAGAATCCTCGGGGAACAAGTCCTCGACCTCTTCCTCCTGCACCGCCTTCAAGTATTCCCGTGGAACCAGGCCGTAGTACGTCAAAAGAAGCACCTTCTCATCCCGATACTGGCTCAATTCCTGCGTAGGCTCTAGGTCAGTGTCCTCATAAGTAGTGGTAATGTTCACCTTGCGGTAGATACCCTTCTCGATGCCCTCGACAATCTTGTGGATGGAGACATACTTCTCAATCGCCACACCCATGCAGTCATCAATCGTCGTCCCATTGGGGTCAAACAAGAAATTCTTGGGGTTAACCGGCACAATCTTGACCGCAATCCGGTCTTTTTCCACCACACCAATGGCAGCTTGCATCGGCTGCCCTGCAATGGGCTTGGTGGCAGGCTCAAATATCTTCTCGGTCTTAACAATGATCTCGCCAATGCCCGTGCCGTAGATTTCAGCCATCAACTCAATCTGGTCAATGGATTTCCTGATCTTGTCCTGCTTGAAATCCTCAGATAACTGCGCCTTTAGCGCCTCAACATCCAAGGGATTCCCGTCAACGTCCTTCAAATCGTCATTGATGTCAAAGAAATCACCCTGACCAAAGATCGCCTCCATGATCTCAGCATGGCGAGTCTCAACGGCCTGCTGGGTTGCCGGTGTAACTATGCGCGAACGCTCAGAATCGCGGGTTTTGTCCTCCGCAGCCCACTCGCATCGGAATATGCGCTCGTATTCCAGATAACTATCCAGAAAATTGGTGTTGCGGTAGTCGCGCCAACGGTCACAGTGGTCAACAACAAAGGCAGTTAACTCTTTGTCGTTCTCCGTAGGCTCGTCAAACTCGCTTGATTTTAAAATGTCCATGATTTACCTTATCGAATACCCCAAAGGGTCTGTATACATGGGGTTGCTGGGGTAGTCTAACTCATTGGCTAACAAATCAGGTGCAGCAACTCCCATAGTCGCGGCAATGGCTGCACTCCTACGGAATGGGTCAAATGCGGCAAAGCGGGAACGGATGTTTTCTGGGGGCGTAATATAACTAATGCTCCCTTTGCCTTCAACTTCGTTGTAATAAGGAATGCTTGTATAACCTTGTTCTTCAAACAATTTTTTACGCAAGTTAGCATTCATATCTTGGTAGGTCATCTTTCCGCCTTGAATATCAGACCAGTTATGCCCACCCTGTTGGCGCAAAAGAGTATTAAGGTCATCTTCCCCAAAAGGCATATTGTTTTGATTCATCATGGGTCTGTCACCCAAAATAGTAACTGGATAACTAGCGCCTCTTAACTCATCATTAGCGTAATTTGGATTATTTACTTTGTAGCCAACTGTATTTTGGAATCTTTCCATTGCAGCTTGTGGTGTACCAACATGAGTACCCACGGCATCAAAAGGCGCAATAGCAAACTTCCCAGAATCTAGCGTTGTGTAATCACCGCCAGCCCTAGAAAAATGAACCATTTCTTTGCCACCCATCGCCGCAGCCCTTTGCTCTGCCGTATTGCCAGCAGGCAATCCCAATCCACCTTCACTAACTGGCAATGCAGCCCGTTGCTGGGCAAGGTCTAAGGCTGCTTGTTGGGGGTAGGGTGATTGATTGGATAACTTTTCTGGGTTGTACCCAAACTCATGGATTGAGTCAGCATTTGTCCATAATTCTTTGGCTTTTACTTTTTGGCTAATTATTTTGTAATTATTACCAAGCACAGATTCACCATGATTTTTTGCGTAGTCCTTACTTAAAGTAACCCAATCTCCAGCATTAATATTTGAAATACTTTCATCTTTGGGAACAGCACGATACATAGTAACTTCCGCATCAGGATTGCCACGAACTTTTTTTGCTAATTCAAAAGCCTCTTTATCTGCTTTTGCATAACCAGTACCGTAATATTGAGCAGCTTTTGCTGAATAAACATCAGCAGGATACATTTGACCACCACCAGTTAAATCATACAATGGCGCTCCAAAATTAGGGCCTGGGGCTGTATGCGAACCGCGATAAGATACATCCTTAATCCCCATCCCTACAGGCAAACCTTTAGTAAATCTTGCCGCAGGCAGCATCCCAAGCGCAGTACCAACAGGAAATCCGTACTCAGCGCCTCGGCGCACGGCAGCGGTATTGGGATCGAGTACGCTGCCAGCCATCTCATCGGGCGCAGTACCAAACAAACCGCCAAGTGCGCCATACACCATCGGGTAATCCTGGCGCAGATACGACTCGCTAGGGCGGCGCACCATCTGCGTGTCCATAAGATTACGCCTTGGTGCTGCCTGGGGCTGCATCAACCGATCAAATAATCCCATATTAAATCCCCGCAATTATGTCCATCGGTTCCCACTCATCATCAGCCTCTTCAAAGTAGCTGGTCACCGCCAACTGATCCATGTAGGAAAGCGCATCTGGCAAATCATCGTGTACGCCCTGAGAGGGAAACATCAGCAACTGGTCAACAAAGTCATCCCACTTCTCTTCCGAGTTAAGGATAACCCGCCCGTGCTCAAAGCGACCCTGCAACGACCAGATGATTCTATCGGTTTTCTTCCTATTCCCATGCGTCAAATCCACAATGTGCGAGTACACATTGTTTTTACGCATCAAGTCACTCAAATACGGCAAAACCGCATTCTTCAGCGCCCCCCTCTCAATCCCCACGCTAAGTGGCCGGTACTCCCGCATCTTCAGCAATATCTTAGCCGCCGTTTCCCGAATATCCCAGCGCCCATGCTCAATCTCCTTAACAAACCACTTCCCATCATCGGTCACCTTCACCACGCAAATGGCAGATTCGTCTAGCCGCTTCTTGGCATTAGCCGCTTGCTTGGCAACTTCCTCAAACCCCGCCAAGTCAATCGCTACAAAGTAACTCCCATGCTCAGGCTCAACCCCGTACTTAATCCACTCTTCCTTGAACACGTCCGCGCCAGCGTTACTAAATGAAGCCATGTACTCTTGCTTAAACGCGAACGTAGATAACGTCTTCTTAGCCGACTCGATCTCCTTGGCATCAATCAAAGGGTTGTCCGAAGTAGTAAAGTGCCACGACTTCCAATCCTCATCTACCTTATCCTGTCCCAAATTCCACAGGTCATAGAACCAATTACGTCCCTTAGGCGTACCAATAAACATGGCCCGACCACGCTTATCACTCAAACTCGCACGAATAACCTGCTCCCACGCCTCTGGTTTAATATCCGCAACCTCATCTAATACTGCATACGTCAAACTAACGCCACGCAAAGTATCAGGTCTATC